AGAAGCATAGGAGTTGATGATGTGGCACCAATTGCAAAGAATCTACTAAATCCATACAGACGTGTATAAATTAAATAGGCGCATAACCATATATCGTTACACTACTGTCAAAAATGAATTTGGTGGTCTTGTTGCTGTTGAGACTGGCAATTGGACAAAGTGGGCAGAGGCTATAGATAGACAAGGCACACCAAGAAATGATTATCAGCAAAGGGAGTGGACTTATGATCAGGTGTTTATCATGCGTTATGAGACTGAAAGACCAACGAGGAGCAATGATGTGATTAACTATGAGAATGAGTTTTACAAGATTAACAGCGTTCAGATTAGAAATGAAGGGAATAAAGAATGGGAATATATACAAGCAATTAAATTAGATGAATCAATTAATTCAGATGCACCAATGGACTTAAATCAAATACAAGTATACAACTACTTAGGTATAGGTGGTGAGACTACATTTACTTATAATGGATTCATTGGTAGACATGTGTTCAATTGCTTTAAGGATGGCATTCAGTTTGTGATTATATCATCAGGTTCACCGGTAGGAAAAGAGGTTTTAGTTGATAGCACAACTGGTGAGCTTACATGGGGATTGCAATTTGAAGATGGTGAGTATGCAACTGTATTATATTACTAATTATGTTAAAAATAGAAGTAAAAGGATTTGAGGCTCTTGTAAAAAGGTTTGATACTTTATCAAAAGAAAGTCAAGCCAAAGCTCAAACAGCTTTAAATGCTTTTGCTGATGCTACTACTCAAGATGCTAAGAATTTAGTTAGTTCTAAACAGATAACAGATGAAGGTGCTTTACTTAGGTCTATAAATCCATTGTATGGCAATGGATCAGCTGGTGTTGTAGCAAATAGTAAATATGCAGCATATATGGAGTTTGGAACTAGGAAGTTTGCAGCAAGTTATGTTTCTTCACTTCCAGTTGAATGGTCAACATATGCGGCACAATTTCAAGGATCGGCAGGTGGTACATTCAAAGAGTTTGTTTTGTCCATTATGGCTTGGATGAAAAGAAAAGGAATTAAAGGAGGAAGATATAGCGTAAAGACAAGAAGAAGATTAGGCAATAAAGCACAAAAAGAATCAGAGGATAAGAGTTTAGCTTATGCAATAGCAAAAAAGATATTAAGAGATGGCATTAAAGAAAGACCATTTATTTATCCTGCTGTAAATAAGAATCTGCCTAAATTAAGAAAAGACCTAAAAGAAATATTAAAATGAGAGATATAAACAGCGCGTTATTGCAAGCATATTACGAGGTTATTGATGACTTGGATATCCCTGTTTTTGAAGGTGAGGAGCCTGATGATGTAAAACATAAGATTTATGCGGTTTTATCTGATGTGATTAATATTGAGTCATCGACAAGCAATTCCTCAGATAATACATCAACGATACAAATCTCAGTACATTCATGGGAATATAAATACAACAACAGTAAAACATTAAATAGTGCGGTTGATGATATAATACAAGCCATTAAGCCTACATCTACATCTGTGCTTGATTTGTCAGCATTTGGCTTACAGATGATGAATTTAAGCATTCAGACAGACAGAACAGAAAGATTTGGAGAGCTTGGCGGTAAGATATTTATATCAAGAATTTTGATATTAAAACAAAATATTTTCGTAATTTCATAACATAATAAAAAATCAAATAAAATGGCAGAACACAAAGTAGCAGGTGGCACAATGTTATTGTATATCGACTCAACAGGGGGAGATAATTATGATACAGTTGTTTGTTTAACCTCAGTTAGTAAATCAGCTTCAGTAAGTGTAGTTGATGCATCATCAGCTTGCGGACCAGATAAGTCACCTGGTACAGTTGAATTGTCTTATGGCTTCGAAGGTCAGCACTTACAAGATCCTGCAGGTGGCAAGATTTCAGGTACTTCACTTCGTCAGTTATTGATGGCTAAGACCACAATAGGATGGAGCATTGAGCCTGAGAATCCACAAGTAGGAGATGAGATTGAGTATGGCACTGGTTACATATCTGAATTAAGCAGCACTTATGCTTTTGATTCTGTAGGTACATTTACCGGCACTATTCAGCCTTATGGAACAAGTACTATTGAAATATTCTCGTAACCAACAACCACAACAATATGAGTTATCTACAACTAGAACTAGGCGGCAAGCTTAGGGGTTTAAAGTTTAATCAACTTGCGATTGAGATTATCAGTACGCATAATGACAACAGCACAAACTCAGGCTTTATGTATGCTATGATTTATGGCGGACTAATGGGCAACAGTTATGTTAAGAGAGAAGAACCAGATTATACATTTGAAGATGTATGTGATTGGGTAGATGCACTAGAGAATAAGGCTGAGGCAATAGCAAAAGTTACTGATGTATTGACGTCAACGCAAGTATGGAAAAATCTAGTAAAAGCTGGCGAAGAGATTAATGAGGAGAAAAAAAAAGTACAAGAGAGCAGTGCTACGATAATCTCAAGTTCGCTTTAGGTAAACTTGGATGGACTGCATATCAGTACTATACATCTCTTCCAATTGAGTTTTACGCAGCAGCTGAAGGATATTTAGAAAAGCAAACTGAACAGGCGAAAGTCATTCGGTTTGCTTCTTTTCGCATAGCAGAGAGTATGGCTGGTAGCAAAGCAGTTGGTTCAATAGATAGATTTTGGCCTTTGTCAGATGATAAACCGGATAAGAAACAAATTGAACCAATGACAAAGGATAGATACGAGGCAATTTTGAAGCGTCACAATATAAAGATGAAGACTGATGGCTGATGAACAATTAAAATTTATAGTTGGGGCTGATACCAGTCAGTTTAATGCTGAGCTAAAAAAAGCAGAGAATGAGTTAAGGCAATTCCAAAATGCTTTAAAAAAGACTACAGATATAAATGAGCTTGAAATCTTAAATGGTAAGATACAAAAGACTCAACAGACCATTGCTGGCCTTAATAACTCAATGAAGTCTGTTGCTCCTTCTACTAATAAAGCAACACAATCCCTAACAGATTTATCAAGAGTAGTTCAAGATGCTCCATTTGGATTTATTGGTATTGCCAATAACATTAATCCACTTGTAGAATCATTTGGTAGATTAAAAGCTGAAAGTGGTTCTGTTGGTGGTGCTTTAAAATCATTAATAGGAGGTCTATCTGGACCTGCAGGATTAGGTATTGCATTTGCAGTTATAACTTCTGCAATCTCATTTGCTCAGATGGGGTTATCTAGATGGGGGGTTGCATCTAAAAAAGCTAAAGAAGAAACAGATAAGTTTGCTGAAGGATTAAAATCAGCTGAACAAGGTGCAATAGCTCAAGGAGTAAGACTAGAAGGCTTAACAAAAATAATAACTAATTCAGCTGAATCAGAGAGAAATAGAAATTTAGCCTTAGCTGAGGCAAATAAATTACTTGAACCATACGGCAAAAAAATTGATTCATTAAATATATCAGTAGCTAGAGCAAAAGAATTAACAGATGCTTATACTGAAGCTTTAATTAATCAAGCTGTAGGAGCTAAATTAGCTGATAAAATTGCTGAATTAAGAATAAGAAAAATTGAAATACTTAATCAGTTAGAATTACAAAGAGCTGTAATTACTGGAAATGTAGCAAAAAAAACAGCTGAAGCAAATAGTTTAACAACTAGACAATATGGTACAAGTGATAGAGCTGCTTTGCAATTTTTACAAACAACAACAGATGTAACAGTTGAGCAAGGTAAATTAGTTGGTATAAATGCTGAATTAGTAGCTGTTCAAAAGCAATTAAATGGATATACAGATCAGTATAATGCAACAGTTACTCAGACATTAAAAATAGATAAAGAAAGAGCGAAAACTGCAGGCGAAACTTTACCTGAAGCCATTGCGAAATTTGAAAGGTCATTAATAGCTATTCAGGCTACTGGCTTATCATTGGGTACTCCTCAGTTTGATATTAATCAAGATAAGATTAAGGAGTTTGAAAGCTTCTTAAAGAAGATAATTGAGAAGTTTAATGTTGATCCTACTAATACTATCTTTTTAGGATTGGAGGCAAGATTAAAAGACTTACAATTTGAACAGGTAAAAAAGAATCTTAGAGATGCCTTAAGTAAGGCAATAAAGGATACTGCAAACGAGACTAATATTATTCCAATTGAAGGAGTTAGTATAGAATTGCCTGAAAAACCATTCGACCAAAATTCTATTGATGCAGCTTTAAAAGAAGGATTATCTAATCAATTAAAAGCTGCAGCTGAAAATTTCGGAGTTACACTTCCTGATGGTGTTTTTAATTTAAATATTGAAGGCATAAAAAAGCAATATGATGATTTAAAAAAGAAAATGGAGCAGTTCTCTGCTGATGTTGGAGCTGCTGGAGTAACTTTTTTACGAGATGCAGCAGTTAATATAGGAGTTGCATTTGGAGAGGCTTTGGGTGCAGCAATTACAGGCGGAGATATTGCTGGTGTGTTTAGTGCTTTATTTCAACAGTTAGCTGGTGGCGTGCAAGCTTTAGGAGAGCAGTTAATACAGATAGGTGTTTATGCTTTAATAGCTAAAACGGCCTTAGCTGAATTAATAGCTAATCCTTTTGCAGCCATTGCCGTTGGTGTCGCATTTGTTGCATTGGGAGCTGCTTTAAAAAACTTAGGAACCAATGCTTTTGCAGTAGGTACACGTTATGCTCCAGGTGGTATGGCTTTAGTGGGTGAGAGAGGACCTGAGATGATTAATCTTCCGCGTGGTTCTCAGGTAATACCTGCAGCACAGACCTCACAGATGATGGGCGGAATTGGCGGAGCAATTGAAGTATTTGGAATGCTTAGAGGACAAGATATTTACTTTTCTAATAAAAAGTACGGTCAAACTTATAAACGCACAACTTAATGACATACGGTCTAAGATATACTACTGAATTTAATTCTTTCAAGCCATTACTTACTTATCAATTAAATATTTATAAGAAATATTACAGTGGAAGTTGGGATTTATTGACAATGTCAGGAAATCCAATAATTCATGAATGGCAAGATGATGATCCAAAGGCACCAATAAAAGGATCAACAATGAAAATAAGCTTTCTGACTCAAGATTCAAATATTCAACTTACTGATTTTTATTCTGAGGATGATTATGGCTTTGGATGTCAATTAATAAGACTTGAGACTGCAGAGATTTTATTTCAAGGATATTTACTTCAAGATGATTCTACTGAATTACAAGTTGACTTTACTCATGAGATACAGCTAACTTTTACAGATGGGCTTGGACTTCTTAAGGATGTAACATTAGATCAAGCTGCAGTTATTGTTGGCTCACCTAATACATACAATAATATTGATATTCAGGATTTAAGTAGTTTGGGACCAAGTAGATTTGGTACATCAACTAATCTTAGCACAGTACTAAAGCCTGGAGATGCATTCTCAATTACTTATAGCAGTATTACTTATGAATTTGTATGTTTAAATGTTACTTATGATACATTGTTTGGATGGGTTGTATGGGTTGATAGGCCAATAACATTTCCAAGTGGATTAATTACTGTTGATTTTAATTTTACTGCACCATATCCTTTAACCGGTTATCTGCCATTAATTGAGATTTATAAACTTTGTTTGAAGTCAACTTATATAGATACTGGCTTGTTATGTTATTCAAGATTGTTCCCAGTTGGAGGTACTTATGAAAGATTATTAGATGATACTTTTATTCAAGTTGAGACATTTATCAAGAATGGTGAATGGATGGATTGTTATACAATACTTGAACAGATTAATAGTAGATTCAATCTTTCTTTATTCCAAGCACATGGCACATGGGTAACAGTTAGATGGGATGAGTTGTATCGATATACTACTGATGCTGGAGCATCTCTTCAATTTCATACTTATTCTGATGCATTTACATACTCAGCAACAAGCACTCAGCCTGATGCTTGGATATTTAGAGATGGCAGTGATATGGAGGTGGGAGTATTAAAGTCAGTTAATCGTGCTAATCAGTTTGTAAAAGAGACTTTTAATTATGTGCAGCCTGAGTCATTGCTATGCAATTATGATTTACAAGATTTAGGATTACTTATTGATCAGTATGATTCTGGAACATTTACTATAAAAGAATATGGACTTAATAGCTGGTATGATGGACCATATTCACCATATCCAAAAAGATTTATTAGAATTACAATTGATAATGATAATACTTCTAAGACTTATTTGCAAGAACTTGACAGAACAATTGTAATTTTTAATAGTACAGGCAGTGCGCCTGAATCTGCGAAGTCATGTGATATACCATTATCTGAAGGTGATTCATTAGACTATAGTTTTAGCTTTAGAACAAATGTAAGTCAAGCTGGGTCAATTAATACTGTATTCGCGGTATCAATTACTGATGGTACAACAACATATTTTGTGCAGTCTGATGGCTCATGGGCAACAACATTAGGGTTTACTTATAATACACCAACTGGATCAAATACATTTGATTGGCAAAATGTAAACATTAATACTAAACCAGCTCCAATTAGTGGCATTGTCAATATTTATTTAGCGGAGGCTACACCTAACGGAGCAACACCATCAGCTGATGAAACACATTATAAAGATTTGAATTTAATTGTTAATTATCTGATTAATAATTCAGGTAAAGTCATTGGCCATACTCACACTGACTCACAATCTCAGCAGATTAAAAATAACATTGATAAAGAGATATTTATCGATGATACACCAAGAACAAGCATAACCGGTTCATTGTATTTAGAGTCTTATACTAATTTGCTGCGTGATTTGACAGTTAGATGGCAGTATCCT